GTGTATACAGAGTACCCTCCCTTGGGCCGACCTCGTCCCTTGCGGAGAGCGGTTGGCAATAACGCCGGCCACACAGGGGCAACCTGAGCGGTTTATCAGGATCAAACTGCCAGGAAGTGGGCCTGAAATGGTCCGCACGTCAAAACCCGACCTTCATCTTGGTGAAGTGGACGGGGCTGAGGGCTCGAGCTTGCCTATCGAGTCCAAGCATCCTGATGTGGTCTGGCAAGAGACCACGCGGTGTGTTCACCGCAGGCTCCGTAGGCGTTTGCGCTGGGTGGCAGCTTTGCAAGAGCTGCTGGGTGGGCGCATGGGAATCGTGGGGGCGCTCCGGTCTGGGAGGTGGACACCAGAACTGCTTGGACCGGAAGCAACCCCCGAGGCCCGTGTACTCGCTGCCATCACGCGCCACGGAGTAAAGTACCTCGGCGGAGGTACCTTGCTGCCCCCGGCCCCTGCGGGGGAAGGACAGGCATCTCAGGAGGCAGTTCCGGTTGTGTATATGCACATTCGAACCGTGGATGGTACTGAACACACCATCTTCCCGGAACTGGTTGCCAAACTGGCTTGTTTCGCCGCGCTGCGGGACAGGGACGGAGCGCTTCTGCTCACTCTACGCAATCTTGCGTTGGATTGGGCTAGGGCTTCGCGACTGGGTTGGTCGCGAATCCTACCGGGCTTCGTTTCCTCGATCGTCTTGGGCGCAGTCAAAACCTCATATGAGGTGGAGGCTGTGCGCAGCGCGAACACGCTGGTCCCTGGACTCCTCGGGGTTCGCGGGTGCTAGGACCACCTGGTGGCGGTCAGAGGTTTCTGTGTGGGTTATGGGTACGCACCCATCCGCACAGGAGCCGTGCTGGATCTGACCAAAGCTAAAGGTTGTCTAGGCTCCCGCCGTTCTATGTACACGGCCTGCGTGTCGCGACTGGATGGGTTTTGGATACCATCAGTCCACGCAGTTTGTCAGCACAACGAGTACGCCGCCCTTGTGAAGCGTACTCTCGGGCCAACACCCGAGCCGGGTGATTCTAGCTGCCGGTTGCTTAAGCGGAGTTTTGGCAGACTCTGTGCAATCGCTAGAAGATATCGCGGCTCACGATGGGCCTATCTGGAGACTGCGCATTCGTATACGGGTGCTCTGCGCAGGAGATACCTTGAGGCGGAGAGGTCGTTAATGGTCGATGGTCCTGTGAGTTCGGGGGACTGTCGTATCAAGGCCTTTCTGAAAGCTGAGAAGTGCGCGCCGTGGAAGGTGGCGAAGCCTAGGATGATATTTCCAAGATCACCTAGGTACAATCTGCACGTTGCGTCTTGGCTGAAGCCCTTCGAACATTGGCTTTGGGGAAACCTGAAGTCAGGGGCGATCTCCGGTGTCGGAAACTCCAGAGTTTGTGCTAAGGGTCTTAACCCTGTCCAGCGGGCCAATTTGATAGTGCGGAAGATGTCCGCCTTCAAGGATCCCGTTGTGTTTGAGGTTGATGGAAAGGCGTTCGAAGCGCACGTGTCGACTCGACAGCTGGAATTGGAGCACTCGGTCTATCTAGCCGCCTATGGTGGCGACGAAGACCTCGCGAGGGCGCTATCCAAACAGCTGTTCAACCATGGCACTACAGCTTGCGGCGCGAAGTTTGGTCGGGCGGGTGGAAGGGCAAGTGGGGATTTCAACACTGGTATGGGCAACTCCCTTATCATGTTGGCCGTCGTCAGGGCGACTATGTTCCAGGTGGGGTGCCGCCAGTGGGACACGTTAGTTGACGGCGACAATGCCTTACTCTTCTTGCCACGCACCACTGCCCGTCACGTGCATGCCAACTTCGCCGCAGCTGCGCTACATGTTGCAGGACATGAGATGGTCCTGGAGCGTGCTGTAGAGAACGTCGAGTCAATCACGTTTGGCCAATCGAAACCGATTCGGTCCAAGGGCGGCTGGAAGATGGTGCGTGAGTGGCGGAAGGTCATTTCCCATGGGACCTCCTCTCACCGGCATCTTCACGAGCCGCGCTTCGCCAGGGAATATATCGCTGGCGTGGCCCGCTGTGAGGCGGCATTGGCTGATGGTGTTCCGATTCTGTGGGCGTGGTCCAACAACCTACTAGCGCAGACGAGTGATCTGAAGAACGTCAGGGTACATGCCCTTGTCGACTATCAGATGCTTGGTTTGGACCTGGACAGGGTTTTGACACATCCAAAGGCAGCGGAACAACCGAGTTCAGCTACCAGGGAGAGCTTCGCCAGGGCGTTCGACATTAGCCCTGACGATCAAGTTCGGCTGGAAGGTCTGCTCCTCCGAGACAAGGTTGTTGTTCAACCTGTTAAGGAGTGGGACCGTGACTTCCAGTGCGCCTGGTCTGCTCGTTAGTTCCCGGGGTATTGTGGTACTGGTCAGCCATAGCCCTGCCGCCTGTACAATTCTTGGCCGCGCGGTGGTCATGCCTGAGTTTCGTGATGAGCGAGACATGACGTAATGCCGTGCGGTGGTGTGCTCCTGCTGCTGTGTTTAGGTGTGACGCTGTAGCGGTCCTCAGTGCCTATACCGTTGCTCCCGCGACTCGCGGAGCTTCTGGTGAAAGCCGGGGCTGGTTGCGACTTGAATCGTCGTTTAACTGGTTCCGTGCCGGTCGGTGGGACGTTGCTCTTTGGGCTACGCGGGTGTCTACCGAAGACGACGATGGCCTAGGTCGGGATTATTCCCGGCTTGCTGGTGTTACCCAAGAGCCCCGGTCGTGATGGCCCGGGCGCTGGGGGTTCGCGTGTCCTTTGGAACTGACAGGAGATGGTTCATGGTTAGCCCAGAACTGTCGTTGCTCCTTGACTCGAGGCGACCTATTAAGCGGAATCAGGCGGGGAACGCGGTGTTGCAAACCGTGCTACCTGGATTTGTGCGTACGCTGAAAGGGGACCAGAAGTCTCGTGGGTTAGAAGTTACTTGATGATCCTCTGGGCTAGAGTTTGTCCTGGCTCGTATCGAACTTACCGGGGAGACATCTCCTTATGGAGCTGTCGATTGCTGGCGTAGGTCGGGCGAAGTGCTGTGATGGCCAGCCCTTAAATTTCGGTAGCGTTGTGTAGGTGTAGCGCGCAGATCCCTCGGGCTGCGGCGGTATAGCTTTCGGCAGGTGTAGGAGCCTCCACCAACAAGACGTGGCTATTGCGTTTAACCACGGGAGTAAGAACGCTCTCCATGTCTCTTGCCATGGCACGGAGTATAGTGGCACCGATGGCGCGGCGGTGAACCGCGGCCGATTGGCCACCGTAAGTGGCAATTGCTTCCAGCAAGCTGGCGGGTGGTGGTCGAAGCGTTTACGCATTGGGCCGAACTACCACCGTGGTGTCAAGTCACT